AAATGCTCTACTAAATCCTTGCTTTGATACAAGCATCTGTGCGCGTTTATATTGTTCACGCACAGAAGCTCGTGCTGGGTCGCCAGACCCACCTACCCATTCCCAAGAGCGTTTATCGAATTGAAACAAGCCCCTATACTTGCCTGTTCGATTTATTGCTTCTGGGTTTAATGACGACTCACAAACGGCTATTTTCCGGTAATCGCTTGGGAGTAGCTCAACGTCATCAAAATATGGGTTCATTAAAAGTATCTCTAAAATTGGTCTGTCTTCCAATCTGCAGCTGCCGTTTCAGCCTGTTCGTGGCTTGACGGAAGTCTAGAAGCGTTTAACCAAGCACTAAGGTTATCTGCCAATTGTTGTTGATTATCTAATTGGTTTTTAACGATTGTGTATGGTGCGAATTCTAGCTTAGAAAACTCCTGTTCCTTACTTAGGAATTGCAGATATTTCAGTAGTTTCTCTTTATCCCAGTCAGTATAGATACGTTTACATAAAGAATGCAAGAAGTTTATTTGCTTTTCTGTAGCAACTCTATAAGACCCAAAATAGCCCATTTCTAGGCCTTGTCCTTGTCCAGATACGTGACTGGGGGTTTCTTGGCTAATTTTGCCCTCTACGGCCTTTTTAGGGCTATCTGGTGGGGTCTGCCAAGGGTCGTTTTCTGGTTTCATATTACGTTGTACTTCCTCTCTGCTAGCAATACCTTTAGTAACAGCAATACCAAGGGCTGCAATAGCACGACCCCAAGCACTTGTTTCAAGGGTCATCATTTCAGCACCACGAGCAAACCCTTTAGCAGGAACACGTTCCCAAGCCCAACCTGTTGCGTGGTTTAATTGCTCTCTGTCTGGGTAAGCAAAGGCTTCACCATAAATAAAGGTTTCGCCATTAAATTCCAATACGCCTCGGTATTGAAAGCGTAATACTCCGTTTGGGTATTTGTCGTAAAACATTTGTATTCTGTCTTTAACTTCAATGTAGTTCTTTAGATAATCCATTTAATTAACTCCTATAAATAGTCCTTGAAATTCTTGCAATTGCGCTAGCTTGTTTTCACAATCACATTCCTTGAACGTGCATTGGGTTTTGTGATAAAAATACATTTTGTGATAAGCATCAGCTATTAGTTCTGATATCGGATACCAGACTTTATCCATACTGCCCCTCTCGTTAAAACGAGATTAAGGCAAAGGTGCGTCAAAACACAGCATTGAATTATAACAATTTGATAACGGCTTTAACGCCAGAGTTCGCCTTCGGCTATAAATGAGCCGTCTTTGTTAAATGACACAAGTTCGGGTTTAACTTGTCCGTCCTGTTCGTACACGATTCCAAAACCTGCCGACCAATTCGCTATATTTTCTTTCAAATAACTCATTTTTTTAATATCGCAAAGATGCCCAACTTCAACACCTGTAAGTGTAGTTTGATTGCCCCCAAAGCCGTATGACTGACGCAGGATTCCTTGACGATGCGTATGCGAGCAAATAACGGACTTATTAGTTTTTATAGCTAAATTGAGAGCTGTAGCCCCAGCTTGGCTAAAAAGGCGATTTTCATCTCCGTGAGCCAAAAGCCAGCCTTTAGTAAATTCTTTTAATGACCTGTTGTATGTGATGTTTATGTCTTTGTCGTTGTAACCTAAAAGGTTTTCTATTTTGATTGCATCTATGACAGAAAACGCTGGTGCAAATTTTGATATGTAACGTTCTATTCTAGCTGTGTGATTACTGCGTTGCATAATGAAAGGCTTACTGCGTCCAATAGCACTACGGAATTCTTTGAGTAAGCCCTTCAAACCAATTATATTCTTTTGTAACGAACCTTCAAACTCCAGGCTTGTTCCACGCGCATAAGTTGATATTGTCTGTGCATCAAGCTCATCTCCGACACACAATAATTTATCTGGTTTAACGTAATCTATGTAATCAAGTAAAGATTCAACGTATTGCTTTTTAATGTATGGGTATTGCAAATCTGAGATTACGACGTAACGTTTAATAGTTACCTCTTCCGTGTAGGTTTCTTACCTAACTGTGAGTTAATACTATCTATAGTACTACGAATTTTAACAACATCTAACTGTAGGCGTGTCACTTTATCTGACAAAGAACTTCCACCATTAGGAAACAATTGTGACTTCATTTTAATAATTTCTGCAGTTGCCTTAATAACCAAAACAAGAATAGTAATAAGCAAACCAATGATGCCAACAAGTTCATTTATCATTGTCCGTCAAACCACTCAGGGTCGTAAAAGTCATCATCTTCATCTTCATCAGGTGCAAGAGTAAACTGGTATTTTTCAGCTGCATAGTTAATCATTCCAAAAACTGAATGTTGTGGCATATCTGCGTTTGATGCAATCTTGATAGTTTTCTTTTTACCATCAAAAACTTCCATAACGCAAACAAAACCCGTTATCAGTTTTCCGTCTTCGTGAGCTGTATTGACAATTCTTACAAGTTCACTAGCCATAACATCAGGTAGTTCAATTGTTTGCTTTTTTGCTTTAGGTTTGCTCATATTCCAAATGCCTTTCCGTTAAGGTCGCCTGCCTTAGTAAAGGATATATGCAAATGCGATACGTGAGGGTTAGACCCTTTGTAGACACGCCAAGCCCAATTCTGTCGTGGTGAGGCTATTCGGTGCTGGTGAATAATGTAACTAAGTCTTTTGTCGCCCTTGAGTGCTATCATTTTTATATTCTCGGCTAATAGCCACGATTCTTTAGATGAGCCTTTAACAAGGTCTGAGTCAATATCTATGGCACGTACCCAACCTTGTTTATCTGGGTTGTGGTCTGACTTACGTGCGTTGTGTGCTGTGTCGCCTATCCAGCCGTCTGAACGTTTATCTCGCTTAGGATACTTGGCGTTTATTTCAGAGCGTAATTGCTCAGCTGCTTTACTTAACCTTGGTTTTGACATTTGGATTCATCGCGCCCATTGAAGCAGCTACGACAGCACCAAGTACAGCTCTGTAATCAAGGGCGAAGTCTGTTGCTTGCCAAGCTGCTAGGAAAGCAATTGCAGCTAAAGAAAATTGTTTGTGGTTAAAGGATTGCATCTAATTCTTCTTTTGTGAGTCCTGCTATTTCACCAAGTTTTTTAATCGCTGAATCGCGTGCATCTTGTTTGGCTTTATACTCGGCTTCAAGTAGTTCTAATGCTTCTTGAGTTGTTTTTCTGTCGGCAATAAACGCTTCTTTGTCTGCGCCTTTAAGTTCAATAACTTGGTCATCTATACCAACCATTATTTTTTCTGTTGCCATTATTTATTAACTCCAAACACACTTACTGAGCCAGTTATATTGCCAGTCGAAACATAAACTGTAAATCCTGTATACGAAGTATTAACTGTCATAACTCCACCACCAGAAATTGCATTGAAACCTATACCTTGCCAATTTGCTTTTGTGTATGCAGTTCCAAATGGATTATACAAAGAAACTTCAAAACTTGCACCAGCAGTTGAACTAACATCTGTGATACCACCAAAAAAAGTATTTGTATTGCTGTTTACAGAACCAGCAACTTGTGAATCATAGCCACCTATGTAGTACAAACCATTTTCATAATTACTAGAAGAATTATCAGTTCCACTTACTCTCATTCTAAGACCTAAATTAGCAGTATTTGTTCCTGCAGAAATACTCACATATATTTTGTAAGTATCATATGTTGCGCTAAAAACATCATTAACGGATTGACTCGCTACTGCACTAAAAGCAACACTGGATAAAAGCACCATCCCGGCTTTCTTAGTGCCTAATGCTGTGTTCATAGCTGTATCTATGTCTTGACCAAGCGTGGCAATAGCCGTAGCGCCGTCTTTAACTAAATCTGTTGATTGGGGTATATCAAACCCGTAATTGGTCGTAGTAGTTGCCATTGTTCTAGTTTATCCTTTTCTTAAATAACGTCAAGCCACATAGTTGTATTGTCTAGATTCTGCCATTGGGTTAATGGGTTGTAGTCTTCCCATTGTACATCAAGAGTTGAGTAGATTGAGTTAGATACAGACATAGTAAGTTCAAGGTTTCGTCTACCTAGTGTCCAAGTCCAGCCCTCAACAAAGCCCTCAAAGAACCCTGAAGATATAAGCCCTACTGGGATATTGTCCACATAGAGCAAAGTGTCCATAGATACAGCTAGTAAATCATCTCTAACAGTATTAGTCATAGCATCATTGGCTAGGTTTACTGATACTTCTTCAAGTGAGGTTCTAGGTGTTCCTCGAAAGTTAACAAAGTTTACAGCTTGTTCTTGGGCGTCAATTTGTTGAGCTAGTATTGTGTTTCTAATTTCTTGTAACAAACCATAATCATTTATTGAACTATCGTTTTGCGCTGCCTCTTCTAGTATTGGGTCGTCGTATTGAATGACAACGCTGTTAACTATGTCAGCTGTTTGAAGTCTTGTTTGTATGTCAGCATTAGCCAGGTTTGCGTCTAGTTCTATTAGGTTATCTGAATAATTAGTTATTCTTCGTTCTGCGTCTGCGTAGCCTATTTCAAAATCTGTGGTGTCATATAAGTACCCTAATCCTGATTGTTGGGTTTCATCAGTTAAAATATATGCTTGTTGTATTTCAGCTGTTCTAGCTAATACTTCGTAACGTCCTGGGTCAATTGTGTCTATGCCTTGTACACCATAATTAGCCCAAGTCTCTGTAGTAAAATCGTTCCAAGTTTGTGTGTTACTTAAATCTTCCCACGCAATAAATAAAGTTTCTTCAAGTATTCGTTGTATACGTGCGCCGTCTAATTCTTCAGGATAACTAATAGCACCAGCTGTTCGTTTAACAAGTAAACCAAGTGCGCCTATGGCTTGTATTTGTAAAGTATTAGGTTTTCCACTTGCCCCAGCAGCTTCTAATCTGTTGTAAACACCTGAAACTTCACCTGTAAACAATTTTACATAAGTACCTGCTGAATTTGTTACTTCAATAATTACTGGGTCTAACAGCTCAACTACTGGGCTTGCCCCATCAAGGTTTAATAATTCTATGTTGCAATAACTTGGTTGTGTTGCTTCAAAGAAATCGTTTCGCCCATAGGTAATTGTTCCACCTGAAATTATCTCTGTTGTTTGTACTGTTCCTGCAATAGTAACTCGGTAGGTTGGCGTATATACAGTCATAATTACCTACCTGGAATAAATGGTTTTATACCTGTTGTTTTAAGAGCTGTGTTTTGAACTTTGGTAATTGTCCTAGCTGCGCCTTGTGGGTCAAGTACTCCTTTAATATTGTTAAAAATATTTACAGTCTGCAAGGCTTTACCAGGTGCACCACTTAATAGGTTACTTGTTGCTTTTGCTGGCGCTACGGATGCTTCAATTAAAGCACCACCTAAAAATGAGTTTTTGAATCTTTCGTAAGCTGCTGTGGCTTGTTCTATTTTTTCTATTGTTCGATTTAATGTATCTAAAGTTTTGACAAAAAAACTGTCTGTAGAGTTAGGGTCTATAGCTAATAGTTTTTCAATTGAAGTTGTTAAATCACGCATACTTTCGCCTAATGTATATGCTTTACCTTCAATACCTTCCATATCATAACCAAATGAAACAACGCCAGTACCAGCATCATAGAAAGCCCTAGTTAGACCTTGTTTACCTTTTCTTGTAAATCCGTCTACAAGATTTTCTATAGCAGGAACAAAAGTGTCTTTTACAATATCTGATACTTTTAAAATTATTGGTAGTAAAACTTCACCTAATTGGATTTTGACATCTTCAATGTTAGCTGCTAATTGTCTTTGGCTGTTTGCTAATCCGTCTGAAGTTCTTGCAAAATCGCCTTGAGCGTCTGAAGTTTGTTTGTATATTGCTTCTTGGGCTGCTAATACTTTGTTAGCAGGTGATAATGCTTCTTTAGTTGTTTTTATTAAACCTAATGCTAAAGCTTCGTTTTTAAGTGTTGCGTCGTTGAGTAAAATTCCGTAACGTCTAATTGGTTCGGCTTCGCCTCGTAAGGCTGCGCCAATTGCTTGTATAGCGTCTTCTGGTGAAGTGTTGTTAAATGATGCTAAGTCTGAGGCTAGTTTTACAAAGCCTATAGAGAATTTAGATAAATCTTTACCTGTTAAACCTGCTGCTTTACCAAGGGTGGCAAAAGTTGATGCAGCATTTACAGCTTGCTTTTTTGATTGACCTAATGAATCTGCAGCTGTTTCAGCAAATTTTTCAATGTCTTTAGAAGCGTCGCCAAATATAACTCTTGCTTTTGATATTTCTTCTGAAAAATCTGAAGCTGCGCCAATAGCATCTTTACCAATTTTTAAAGCAAAAGCGCCAGCAGCCGTAGCTAAACCAGCAAAAGCAACTGCGCCTGCTTTTAAGGCTGTGCCAAGTTTATCGCTAAAACTTCTAGTTTCATTATCAGCTTTGTCTAAACCTTTTATGAAATCTTTTGTGTCAGCAAGTAAAGCAAGTTTAAGTGTCCTAATATCAGCCATTAAATAGCCCTACTTTTCCAACTACTTGTAATCTTTTCATAACCTTGTAACCATTCTTGAGCTATAATTGGTTGAAATCTAGCCATAGCCTTAAACAACCACCAACCCTCTTTGCCACCTTTACCAGAGCGTCTAGGAAACTGTTTATATTGCTTAGAACCAAACTCATTACCCATTATCACATAACCAGCAGCAAAAGCACTAGAGCCAACTCTTTGCCGACCACCAATACTAAAACTTGGGGCTTTATCTGATTTAGATATTTTTATAGATTGTGCTACAGCTATTGCTTGACGATTATTAAATGGCGCTGAAGACGCTGCTCCTTGAGCATATCTTGCACCTCGTTCTGCTAAATCGCTAGCCACTTGTTTCATTTCGTTTTTAGCGCCATCGTCCATTTTACTAAATGCACGTAACAAAGCTCGATAATCTTTATCAACAGGAACTAATCTAATTGCTTTAGCCATTAGCTTGCTCGTTTAATATGTTTATTGCTGTAGCCCAAATATCGGGTTCGGCATTGAGCCAATAGTCGGGTGTTATCCCAGTTGCTATTGCTAGTTCTACTGCTATTCGCCCGATGCTTCGGGCTTGGTAAAATTTGCTGTCTCAAAATCAGAAGCTGCAATAGAGACGACTTTGATTTTCCAAGTGTCAAAACTTTCAATCTTTTTAGTAACACGTTGTTGTATTTTGTGACCAAGGAACAAAAGAAGTGAGTTGCTTGGTGTGTTTTCTTCCATAAGAATTTTAACAATTGACTTATTGTTATAAAGTTCTTTTTCTGCCATAGCAAGTTCGATTGGTCTTGTCCATTCATCAAACTTTTCACCTGTTTCTAATTCCCAAGATAATTTTAATTTAAGCATTGTGTGCCCCTGTTCTGTTTGTTGTTGTTGTTGTTACGCTGTTAGGTCTTCGGTTGGGATACCTACAACTTGTAATGATACTGAACAAGTTTGTACGTCTGCACCTGAAGCTGTAACGCTTGGATATTGTGGCAATACGTAACCAGTTAAAGTTACACCAGTTCTTAATGTCATAATAAACGCAATTGTAGTATCTGGGGCTGACTCTGTGCCATCCCATAATACTTTGTACAAGCTGTTTGGTGATGCGCCTGCGTCGTTCAAAAACTCAATGTCAAGTGTAACGTTTGAGTCTATGTATTTGTATGCTTTGCCTGCGAGGGTGTCAAAAGTTAATCTTTCTGTTTCAAAGTTGATAGCAGAAGAAGTAATTTGCTCTGAGTAGCTATTTCCGTTAACACTCAAAGTTAATTGACG